GCAGCTCTATGTTCTCCAGCAAGAGTAGCGGAAGCAGCAGCAGATCCTTCAGCACTTTCCCATCCTGATCCATCATAAAACTTAATTACTCCATCAGTACTATTGTAATAACAAGCTCCAACTGAAATTGTATCACCATCATTATCTGTAGTAGGATCTGTTCCCTTCGTGCCAAGAAATCTATCATCGAAGTTATCAAAGATAGTATTCATTGCAGTGTGTGCTGTTTCAGCAGCAGTTGCTGAGGTTGCTGCAGCAGTAGCTGAGGTAGCAGCCTCTGAAGCTGAAGTTGCAGAATTTTCAGAATATTTCTTAGCAGAAAAATTGCCACCTTCTACTTCTGTATTTGAATTGAATCCTGCACCACCACCTAAAGCCCATTGTTTAGCTGATCCTGAGTGTATATCTGTTCCTTGGGTATACTCCTTAGCAGAATACTCAGTACTATCTACTGTAGAGCCTGTTTTTGTAGCCCATTGTTTAGCTGATCCTCCTGTTACAACAGTACCAACAGCATGTTCTTTTGCAGAATAGTCACCAGAGTTACCATCTACCTTTGCACCAGTAGTATTCGCCCATTCTTTTGCCGAACCCTTATTAGCTGTACTAGTTACTCCTGTACCACCTATCGCCCATGCTTTTGCTGAGTGATTCGCAGTATCACCACTAACTGCACCATTAATCTTTACAGCAAAATCTCTTGCAGAACCTCCTGTATTAGAGGTTGTACCCTGTGCATATTCAAATGCTGAATATAAATTGGTGTCGTAACCCGTATTTGCATTGGTTACTGTTGAACCAGATAACTGTGCATACCTCTGGCAGGTAGTCTCGTGGTTTTCTATTACAGGTTTTTCAGCAACAATACTTATTGCTTCTTCAACTGTAAAATCAGTATTACCTGCACCAATATATACTGGGGATTTACTACCGCTTGAAGCTTTCATACTCTTTCAACCATTGATAAGATAACAGAACATGCTTGTGTTGAAGTTACTTTAATAACATCGCCTACTAATACAGGAGAACCCGCATTATTTAGTCCGTGTTGCATAATCATTTTACCTGGCATGATATCCACTGAGGTATCTGCTGGTAGAGGTATAGTATCTGCTAACTTAACTACTGTCTGATCGTAATAAGATGTTAAGCTAACAGTTAATGTACCTGCATTTGCTGTAGTAGCAGCAACAAAGAACCCTATTATAACTGACTCTGCTGCTCCTGCTGGTGATACACCATCATTTGGTGCTGTAAATACAGTTGTCTCAGTAGTAGCTGGGACATTCACTGCATATCTCCTGTATCTTTCTGCCATTTTAATCTCCTAGTATCATTTGGGTTTTTCTTGAAACTCGTGCAATCATTGCTTCTATGTCTTTAGTGTCACCTTGATCTATAATTGCAGGCTGATCCAAAGTCATGGTTCCCTGACCTAGTACCAGCTTACCTCCTGCCACAGTGGCAAGAAGATTACCTGAAGTATCTTTAATTGTTCCCTCAAGAACTACATTCTTTAATGTTTTGTTTTCAAGAGTAGCTACTTGAGTAGCAGTAGGTATAAGATAACCTGATGCATTACTGCCATCATGGACACGAAGACTCCAAGGAGCACCTGTAGCAGTCTGTACTGTTAGCTCTGCTGCTTCTCCTCCAAAATTAGCATGTTCTGCTTCTGTGCCTTTCCTTAATTTAATTGCTATTCCCATTATCTCCTCACTACTAATCTGTTAAAATTAATGCCACCTGTTATACTAGCTGGATTAAGAGGCTCAACCCTGTCTGCATCTGCAATCATTGCCAGCTTCTTGTTCTTGAAATATTCACTTTTCTCTACATTACGTAAATCATGTTCTTTCAGGTAGGCTCTTTCTAATGCACCAAATGTTAAAGCATCAACCCATACTGCATCTATAGGGCAAGTAGTTTGGTAATTAACTGAAGACAAAGTAAAAGGATTATCTACACCTATAGATATTGTCTGATCAGTTTCATTTAATGTAAGTGATTGTGAGAAAGGAGTAGCATCGTCATAGAGAGTATCCCCTGTAACCCATCCATTGAGAGGACTTGTTATCTTTCTATCAATAGGGCTATCTGGATTAGTAGCATCTGTATAATAATAAGGAACTTCATCACTCATCCTTACTGGTCTTGCTGTGCCAGATAGAACAAGTGTTGCATCTTCGGTAGGTATAGGCCAGACCCTAACTATCTCAGAAGATCTCTGGTCTAAAACTAAAGCAAGTGTTTTACCTGTTGTCTCCTTCCAATTTTCAATACCAGAAGACCATACATTACCACCATATATCTGAGTAATTGAATGCTCACCATCCTTGATTACCAGAGGGAGATTCCCCTCTGAATGTAATCTCTTCATCTCAGATGTAGTAACAACAGGTAATTCACGACCCGATATAGATCCACCATTAACGTCCATTAAAGCCGTAGGTAATGGGATCAGATAATTAGTAGCACTAATATCTACATTAGAATCCACTATAGGCAAACGGATTGCCCTTATAAGATCAAGTAAAGAATCGTGAATATAATTATTCAGCTCAGTCTTTGTCCATCTTACATAACCAGAATCTTGTAGGATATTGACTACTCGTGATCTAATATCGAGTAATTCAATCATGCTACGTTGACCTCTTCCATGTCAGCTTCTACATGCTCACGATCAATACTAGATCCTTCAGGCCACTTAAGTACCTGAACATTGTATCTATTAGCATCATATCCTGTAAGAGCTGCACCTTCACTTGACTGTATGTAACGTCTCTCTACACAATTCATCAGAATATCGAAATGCCCAGCAGGAATTGCTCGCCTGGAATTTCTTGGGAAACGTAAAACCCAATCGTTATGAGTTACTGTGACTGGCCCCATTTGTGATGGGTCATCACCAAAGCCAATGACTACACACCCCCAGCCTTCAGGTACAACTAAATCTTTACCAACTTCTGCGGCTAAATCCTGCCCGAATGTTTGATGTACCGATACTGTCTTTTGACGACCTGAATCATACATTGGATTATTCAATGTAGTTCCATATTCGCCTGTAGGTATCATTCCGCCTGCTACTGCCATATTAACCTGTGTTTTATAAAGAAAAGAATTCTTCCAGACTTTGGTGGATCACCCCCTCTCAGCCTGAAACTTAGACGAATTATATGATTTGATTCGTCCGGTGGAATAAAAATAGATTCTGGCTTTTGCTGAAAGGAATAAGGAACATCCGGTAGCTCTGTCCAGTTTAAATACAACTCATCTTCTTTAGCATCATTAACCCTACCTACACAAATCTTTGCATTTACTCCTGCAAAAGGTTCTGTCATTACAACAGAGATCCTCTCAGGTAGTGCTTCAGGATAAAGACGATGATCAAAACGAGCATTCGTTATAGCTAGTCCTTCATTGGTTAGACTATCAGATGTAATCTCAATAATAGAACTTTCAAATAACTGCTCTGAAACAGGGGCAGGTGGAACCCACCCCTGAAACCCTTTAGGCATTCACACTCTTTAATTAGTCGAGTTTAGAACACGCACACTCGATCCTGTAGATCCAGTCTTCGTTCAGGATCTGGCAAGCATACCAGCTTTTCCAGCCAACTGAACCAGACTGACCCAATGGATCAGTTACTGCAGGTTGTGGCATCACAACCTTAGGTACTACTGCATCAAAACCAGAGAGTGTTACACACCCTAAAGCTTCTGCAGAGAAGATTATCACAGGATAAACCTGAAACTTAGCATCAGCAGGAGTTCTTACCAATGTGGTATTACCTCCATGAGCAGCACCAAATTCAGTGGTTGCACCAGCTTCTGCATAGTCACCAGTGTCAGCAACAGTACCACTAGTTGTACCAAACGATTGTCCGGTATGACCAGCAACATATGCTGAACCCTGTGTGAGTGAGATGTTCAAGTTTTTGTAAGCTGTTCCTGCTGGATCTTTTCCAAAAGGTGCAGCTTGCGTTGTAAGAATGAAACGAATTACACCTACAGCTCCAATCTCTCCAGGTAACATCTGTTGCCCGTTGTTACTATACTTCTGATAAGGGATAAATCCAGGCAATAGCTCGATATCCTTACGAAGATCAGTATGACAAACCGCTACGTATGACTCTGGCACTGGCTCAGTAGCATACTTAGGGGATGGAGTCATCTGTTTAGCAATCTTACGTGCTTCCTGATATTCCAGTGTACGTACTGCAGTATCAAGTAAAGTTGTGTCTGGAGTTTGGTTTGAAGCATTTACACCAATTGTGTTACAGATTGTTTTTGCAACAGTTGCTC